CCATCCCAGGCGAGAAATTCTGTGAGCACAAGATGGGCATCAAGCAGGTGGACGGACGCCTTGCACCGTGTGGGTTCTTTGACCGCGATGTTTGGTATAGGGGGGTGGCTGACCTGATTATCATAAACCGCGACAAAGGCGAAGCACGGGTGGTGGACTACAAGACAGGTAAGAGTGCCAAGTATGCCGACCCCAAACAGCTTGCTCTCATGGCGGCGTGTGTGTTCTTGCACTTTCCAGAAATAGAGCGCGTGCGAGCGGGCCTTCTGTTTGTCGTGTCCAAAGATTTTGTACGATCTGAATACACAGCCAACGCGGGGTTAGCCATATTTTCACAACTGGACGATACGTTGACGGCAAGGGGGACTGCATACGCTACAGGCGTGTTCAACCCCAAGAAAAATTTTGCTTGCAAAGCGTGGTGTCCAGTGCTAGATTGTCACCATAACGGAAGGAATCCATAATGCCGTACAAGAACAAATCAGACCGCGATGCCAAACATGAATGGCAAGTGGAGAAGAAACGCCCTGGCGCACATGAAGCGCGGATGGAGCGACAACGTGCGAGACGTGCCCTTGATAAAAAGGGTAAAGACCTCAACAATAATGGCAAGGCAGATGCACGTGAGGGCAAGGATGTTGCCCACGTGAAAGCCTTGGACAAAGGCGGGTTGAACCGCGATGGTGTACGAATCGAATCAGCCTCAAAGAACAGATCATTCAAGCGTGACTCCAATCACAACTTGGTCTCTGAGGTAAGCAAGCGGGAGCGCAAGAAATAGTTTTTGATGGAGCACTGCCGAAGTAAGATGCGAGTGATAGGCAGAGCCGGGGGTTTTTGATATTTTTCCCCTTTCATAAATAACCGCATCAGTCAGCACGATTGTAAATCCTTTCAAGGTCGGGAACTGACGGACAGCCTGGAAAGACAGGCACAAATCTAACCTCCAAACATAGTGTTTGGAGTGCATAACTATCGGAGAGATCATGGAGATCATTGACAACAGAGCACTATTGCTCAAGGTGCGCGACCCGCATCGCATCACGCAAGTGATACCCAAGAGTAAAGTGGTAGAAGATGATGGCAAAACTGCCAGCGTGTTGGTTAACTGGGGATTGGAAGAGACCATAGTTCTCAAGAACCTCAAGATCAACGCACCGTCACCCATCAACGGGGCATACAAGTGGCCCGGTTTGCATAAGCCCTTTGACCACCAGAAGGTCACATCATCTTTCCTGACCATGAACCGCAAGGCGTTTTGCTTCAACGAGCAGGGCACAGGTAAAACTGCCAGCGTAATTTGGGCGGCTGATTACTTGATGACACAGGGCTTCATCAAGCGTGTACTGGTGATATGCCCCTTGTCCATCATGGATGCGGCATGGCGCAACGACTTGTTCAAGTTTGCTATGCACCGAAGGGTGGACGTAGCCCACGGCAAATCTGAGAAGCGCAGAGAGATCATTAACGGGAACGCTGAGTTTGTCATCATCAACTACGATGGCGTGGAGATCGTGGCAGATACGATTGCCAAAAACATGTTTGACCTCATCGTTGTGGATGAAGGCAACGCATACAAGAACCCACAGACTAAGCGATGGAAGATACTTAACAAACTGGTGGGTGGCAGTACGTGGTTATGGATGCTCACAGGTACACCCGCCGCGCAGTCTCCCGTAGATGCGTATGGCCTCGCCAAGCTGGTACGCCCTGATGGTGTCCCAAGATTCTTTGGTGGGTTCCGCGATCAGGTGATGAACAAGGTCACCCAGTTTAAGTGGGTTCCCAAGCCAGACGCAGACAACACAGTGCATCGTTCACTTCAACCTGCAATACGTTTTACCAAGGAACAATGTCTGGACCTACCGGCAATGACCTACGTAACGCGCAACGTACCACTTACTGCACAGCAAGAGAAATACTACGAACTTCTCCGCCGCCAGCTTATTGTGAGAGCGGCAGGGGAGGAGATCACTACGGTCAATGCCGCCGCCAACTTGAACAAACTCCTGCAACTGTCTGGTGGCGCGGTGTACTCTGACACGGGCGAGGTGGTGCAGTTTGATGCAAGCAACAGGCTGGCGGTGTTGCGCGAAGTGATTGAAGAGTCCAGCCACAAGGTTTTGGTGTTCGTGCCATACCGACACGCCATTGAAGTGGTCGCAGAAGACTTGCGATCACATGGGTACCCCACTGCGATCATCCACGGTGGAGTATCGGCCTCCAAGCGATCAGAGATTTTTGATCGGTTCCAAACGAAGAAAGACCCGCAGGTGCTTGTCATACAGCCGCAAGCCGCATCACACGGTGTCACCCTCCATGCCGCGAACACAATCGTGTACTGGAGTCCAGTTATGTCTGTAGAGACGTATTTGCAATGTAACGCACGGGTTCACAGAGCGGGGCAAAAGAACCCCACTACCGTGGTGCATCTGCAAGGCAGTGGCGTTGAGAGACGTATGTATTCCATGCTGAACAACAAGGTGGACATACATCACAAAATTATCCAGTTGTACGGGGAACTACTAGGATAAAAACTCTTGACATTGTTAATTCTGGGTGTACCATACCCACATAAAGAGAGAAGGAGAGAGTGATGACGGAAGAAATTCCAGTTGACAAACTTGTCGCCGTATACATCAAGATGCGGGACAAACGTGCTGAACTTCTGCGCGAGTACGAAGATCAGGACGAAGCTGTCAAACAGCAAATGGAAGTCGTGGAGGGTAGATTACTCGACCTCTGCAAAACCATTGGCGTTGACAGCCTCAAGACCAAACACGGTACTGTTATGCGTGGTGTCAAAACCCGCTACTGGACAAGTGATTGGCAATCCATGCACAACTTCATTATGGAAAACAAGATGCCTGATCTTTTAGAAAAGCGCATCAGTCAGTCCACGATGAGACAACTGCTGGATGAGAACCCCGACATGATGCCCCCCGGTGTCAATGTCGATAGCAAATATTCCGTAACCATAAGGAGAAGCGCAAATGGTAGCTGAAACTATGACCGTACTGGAGGTCGCAAATTACTTGCGGGTCTCTCGGCAAACGGTTTACACCATGATTCGTGCTGGCAAAATCCCGCACTTCAAAGTTGGCAACAAGGTGCGCGTAAAGCGCGTAGACCTCGATGCCATGACAAACACCCAATCAATCACAGGAGAATCTAAATGAGCGAAATGACACTTTTTTCAAAAGGCGGCAACAACCTTCCCGCGCACCTGCGTAACATTGAACTGGACGAAACGACCAAAGCCCTGATGGGTGGTAGCGGCGGTTCCTCTGGTAAACGCATTTCAATTCGGGGCAGTGTGTTCCGTATGTTGGTTGAAGGTAAAGAAGTTGCACAGAACGAAGACCGTGCGATGAACATTGTGGTTGTTGCGGCTAACGCCCATACATCCCGTAGCTTTTATGAAGGAACTTATGAGGAAGGCAAAAACATTGCCCCGACATGCTGGTCGGACGATGGGACTACTCCTGACTCCAAGGTCAGTGAACCACAGTCGGACAAGTGCGCTACATGCCCCCAGAACATCGCAGGTTCTGGCACAGGCAAAGGCCGTGCTTGCCGTTACAGCCAACGCTTGGCAGTTATGCTGGAGAACGACCTCCAAGGGGATGTATACCAACTGACCCTGCCAGCACAGTCCATCTTTGGCAACGTTGAGAACGGCAAGATGCCCCTGCAAGCCTACGCTAAGTTTTTGGGTGGTCATGGCTTACCAATCACTGCTGTCGTGACTGAGATGCGTTTTGATACCGCCAGCGCAACGCCAAAGCTGACCTTCAAAGCAGTGCGTCCGTTGGAAGCTGATGAGATGGCAAACGCCCAAGAGAAGGGACGTTCTCCCGAGGCCAAGGCCGCAATCGCATCTACCGTTGCAATGGTGGACGGCACAAAGACCAAGCAAGCCTTCACCCCTGCCGCGCCTGTGGATGAGCAACCCGCAGTGCAAGCCAAGGTTGAGGATGCTGTTGAAGCTGAACCCACCAAGCGCCCCAAGAAAGCCACACCGAAAGATGTGAGCGAGATTCTTGACGATTGGGCAGAGTGAGGCCAACATGAAAGACAACAGAGAAGAAACTTTTATGCAGACGGTGTACGTACTCGATGGCGTCACCTACGTACCGCACTACCGCAGTCCCTCAGTCTTTGTCGGCCCAGGCTACCCACGCTTCACAACACAGCGTTACTCAGCCGAGGAGTTGCGTGATGCAGGTGCCCAGAAG